GGCTAGACTTCAGCGCTAAAGCAGCATGATCCGCACATCCGCAACCAAACCCACTTCGGTGGGTTTTTTTATGCCCGTGGTACCGCTAGTTGACATCGAGCATGTCAATGGGGCGGCGGAAGGGGCATTAAGCGTGCCGTCGTATGTATCCAATTAGATACAGTTAGCGTCTGATCGGTAATGATGGCGCGTCTGATTGGGAGTAAAAAGTCATGCAAAACTGGAATTAGGTTCCAATATTTCATAAAAGGAGAACGAGTAATGGACGAATACTACAAAAAACTGTACTGCACACATGTTGGTGAAGACAGTTGGTGGGAGCACGACGCCCGTGGCATCCCATTGTGCCGTGTCTGTGAAAAATGCATGAGCGTTAAGCTCGAACAATATCGCCCCGAAGTACTAACAAACTCAAATTACTATGCAGACGAACCAATCGAAGAAGAATAGGAACAAACCAGCAGAAGATTGTGCTGCATGCAACAACTTCTTACCGGGTAAATACAAACCAACGTGCAGTCTTAAACACAAGATGCGCTTTTCAATATATCGAAATACTTACGTAAAAAAATGCAAGGAGTACCAGCCAAAGGAGAACTAACCAATGTCAACCAACACAGACTGGGATGCAATAGCAGATGCATTCGATCTAATAGAAGATGCAGATTTTATACAAGAGTTTGAAGACAGAACATGGATAAGCGTCAACAGTGAAGACTACAGACGCGTGCTACAAACAATACGAACCCAAGGAGAAGACCTATGTCAATGACAACGATACATATACCAGTAGACGAACAGATACTAACGCTAAATGAGCTTAGCGACTTAATGATGCGCGACGAAGTATGTGAGCTAGCAGAGATGCAAGGCTTCATTTGCATAGAAGACTCAGACTCAGACTCAATCAAAAACCTAATAAAAGCTTGGTTAGAAGAGACTCAGCCAGATGAGATATACAAAGTGTTACACGCAATAACACACCACTTGTACCACAAATACGGATCTGTTTAATCAGGAGGACTTATGATAATCGCAGGATTGCTAACCGCATGCGCGTTTCTTATCTTGCTTTACAAACTTAATTTAAAACGCGTACTTCAATACGACATCGTAGTAGATGTAGCAATAACCTTCTTTCTTATGTGGATATTCGCAGGCACGTTTGCAGGCATGATGGCAGCCATTATCGGCGGACTCTTTGTGTCTATCGTGCTTGTTCTGCTAAAGAAAACAATGCCACGTCAAAAGCTTGGCATCATCAAAACTGACAAATTCCCGTACCGCAAAGTCGGTTGGATGACCATTAACCCCTAACACTGAGCACTGACCAATGACAGATATCATTAGCCAAGAACAACTGTGGCTTAGCCAAGCTTCGCTATTCAACTTTGAATACAACTCGACACAGTTGCTGCAAATAGCGCTTGATAAAGGATTCATTCGAAAAGTAGGAGAAGACCAATACGAAGTAAACCGTAACTACCCAGAACCATTCGAGGACGATAACTATGATCAGCAGAATAGACGACGATCCATACAGTGACTATTCGGACTACATAGAACGCAAAGGAGTATACCGACCTGTAGCCAAACACGACACATCAGATGCTGCTTACGAGCAAGCACGCGATGAAGAACTTAATATTACATGGGACCCAATCAACGAACCGTCAAGGAGTGACAAATGAGAAGTATCAGACCAACCGAACTAGTAGCAGAGCTGCGTGCCAACGCAATGGCCAAAATCCCATCTATGATCTGGGGTGGCCCCGGCCTTGGTAAATCGCAGATCGGGTATCAATTTACCAGCTCGCTTAACGCAAAGATGTTTGAGCTGCGCGCCAACTTATTTGACCCGGTAGATGTACGCGGCGGGCTCAAAGTTGTAGAGATGAAAGACGGTACATACCGCACATTCTACGGCGTGCCAGAAGACTACCCAGATGAAGACTATCAGGGCGTAGTTGTGTTGTTCATTGACGAACTGCCCAACGCACCTAAAGCAACACAAAATGCGCTGCTGCAGTTGTTGCTTGATTTCAAGATCGGCACGTACAAACTGCCAGCTAACACGATCATCATTGCAGCAGGTAACCGTGCGCAAGATCGTGCCGCTGTACATGAGATGCCAACACCTGTTAAGAACCGTTTCGCTCACTATCAGCTAGAAGCAAACGTTGACGACTGGTGTGGATGGGCACTGAAAAATAACATCGATCCATCAATCACTGGCTTTATCCGTTACCGACCAAGCCTGCTGCACTCAGTCGATGCTACACAGAATGCATTCCCAACACCTCGCGCGTGGGAGATGCTCAACCGCAAGCTGCCGTTTATGTCTGATCCATTCTACGGCTGTGCATCGCTCATTGGCGACGGACCTGCCGGTGAATATCTAGCGTTCAAGTCCATCTATCAGGATCTACCTAACATAGATGACTTAATCGCTAACCCAACTACAACCAAAGTACCAACCGAAACATCGTTGTTGTATGCCATTTCAGGTGCACTCGCAGCTAAAGTGGACACCAACAACTTCGAGAACATCATGAAATACGCACGACGCATGCCAGCAGAGTATCAAGTCGTCGTTGTGCGCGACTCGCTTGCTAAGGATAGCACGCTTGTAAACAACCCCGTGTTCCAGAAATGGACACAAGACAACGCAGCAGTGCTGCTTTAATCAGGAGGATACATCATGGCTTCAGTACGATTAACCGGGCAACTACGTGAGAAGATTCACCAAAAAGCAATGTATGCATTTGGAGTAGCTAACCCTGAACCAATGCCATCAGCTGAGTTTACCACGTTACTAACACAAGCTATCCCACGTATGCCGTCTCAAATCGGCTTACGTAAAATGAAAAAGATATACGAAGATGAGCTAGATGGCGCTAAATCATTCGGCTGCGTATCAGCTAAAATCATAAACAAAACAATAGACACAATATCTATAGAGTGGTCAGATGATGCGTTCTCCCGTGACAAATCAATAAGATTCGAACCGAGCGCACCGATCAATGTGCTACGCAACGACACTAACTCTTATTACATGTCATTCCTGTCGTATATAGAAGACTATGCACAAGAAGACAGAACACAGTTACAAGAGTACGCAACAGATCTGTTTAACCGACGTAACGAGAATAAAGAAGCAGAACACCAGTACCGCTACAAAGTGCGCGACTTACTCAACCGATGCAACACGCTCAAGCAGCTGCTAGAAGTGTGGCCTGCTGCAGAAAATCTTGTGCCATCAGAATATGTATCCAAGTTGCATGAGAAGGTTACACGCAAGCAACGTGCTCAAGCAGTCAAAGAAGAGATTGACTTCAACCCAGACGATGTCAACCACGTAGTACTGACTGCTAAATTACTCGGTGCCTAATATGACTAGGCACGAGCTAATTATCTTATACGCACTAATCCTAGCTTCAAGACCAAACACAGACGTAGGAAACACAAATGAAGCTGCAGTTGTTGCTGCAGATCATTTAATAAAACTGCTCAAACAACAGGAGGAACACGATGTCAGCTGAATCAGCCATGCTAAAAGCACGTGCTCAGCTACTTATGGACCAGCCGTTCTTCGGAACGCTGGCCATCAAGCTTAAGCTTGTTGCTGACCCGGAAGTAAAGACAGCGGCAACTGACGGCGCGCGTCTATTATATGCTCCTGACTTTGTGTCAAAGCTAGATCCAATTAAACTTCGCGGCCTTATTGCGCACGAAGTCATGCACTGCGTGTTCAATCACATGACTCGACGCCAAGAACGCGACTCAAAAATATGGAACTCAGCATGTGACTTTGCGATAAACAGCCACCTTGTAAGCAGCGGGTTCGTGCTGCCTGACGGCGCGCTTCTTTCAAAAGACTACGAAGACATGACTGCTGAAGAAATCTACAACCGCATCAAAGACGACGCACCCAAGCCCTGTGCATGGGGCATGGTCCTTGACAGTGGAGCAGGCACAATCAACAGCGGATCGTCGGCAGCGTTAGAAAGCGAATGGCAAGTAGCAGTAACGCAAGCAGCAGAAGTTGCCCGGCAACGCGGTAAGCTGCCAGCTCATCTTGCTGAATTCATAGCAGATATTGTTGACCCGCTAGTTGACTGGCGTAGTGTGCTGTGGCCCTTCTGCCAATCGCTTATCAATGATGACTACACATGGCGCAAACCAAACCGTGCATACATCAGCGAAGACGAATACCTACCAAGTATGCACAACGAAGCTGCTGGACACCTTGTTGTAATTGCTGACTCAAGCGGCTCTTGTATGAACGAGTACCAGCAGTTCATGTCGGAGATGGCTGCTATTCACTCTGACTTGACGCCAGAAAAAGTTACAATACTGCACGTAGACGCAACGGTTCAATACGTCAAAGAAGTAGAACGCTACGATCAGTTCCCGATTGACGAGATGTGCGGTGGCGGCGGTACACGTTTCAGCCCAGCCTTTGACTGGATCAACGAGCATGCACCTGACGCCGACGCTGTAGTGTATCTTACTGACCTTGAGTCAGATGACTTCGGTGACGCACCGTATTACCCGGTACTATGGGTCTCAACCAACAGAAAACTAACCGCCCCATTTGGCGATGTCGTATACATGTAAGGAGTAACATGTCGATAGAAACTTCAATCGTAAAAATGCTACAACGCAAAGGAGAAGCATGGTCTGAAGAAGAGATACAGAAGTGCTTGTCCCATAGAAAAAAACAAGTACCACTGACTGTCATTAAACCGACACTAAATAAGCTTACAAAGGAAGGAATACTTGTAAAAATAGACAGCCGCTACACGTTCTTATCGCCAGCTAAACAGCTAGTCTCACGCAGTTGGCGATGATACTATTAGTAGTGGTAATACCGAAGGAATCTGTATGGCCAGCTATTTAATCTTGTTCGTTGCACAAAGCTGTTACGTCGCTACCAAAGCCTTCCAGCAGCTAAACGTTATGCACCACAAACGCGTTTGGCTGTTCTGGACAAGCGGTGTAATGGCCATATTTGAATGCGGCGTCTACGGCACCATTACTTTCAAAGCAATAGAAACGATAAACTCCGGTGACATAGTCTCGTTTGCTTTGTTAGCGATACCGCTCTGGCTTGGTGGAAGCCTTGGGTCTTTATGCTCTATGGAGATTCACAAAAGGTTACGAAAATGAAGCACAACCCAAAACACATTCAGCAGCTAAAAGAAAACAAACCGCCGATGGAGTACGTGCCATACGGACCGTTAGCAGATGTAGCACGCGTAATGAAAACAGGCGCAGACAAGTACGGACGTAAGAACTGGCGCAAAGATAAAATCCTAGCCAGTACATACGTAGGAGCAATAACCAGACACGCGCTGCTTGAATGGGCAGAGGGCATTGACACTGACAAAGACAGCGGACAACATCCATTGGCACATGTCATAGCATGTTGCCTACTGGTAATGGACGCTGAAAAGCATGGCACCTTAATAGACGACAGGCTCGACTCAGAAACAAAAGGGAGCTTAAATGATATTTACTGACCTCGAAGCTGCGTTAGAAGAAGGCGACTTCTTATCAAAGAGCTACTATGAAACACATTACTTGCTTTCAGATGGCGACGTGTACTATCTTCTAACCGAAGAAGAACGGATGGAACCGATGTACAAATCCTTTCAATTACTGGAAGTATTTAAAAGCTGTATCTATATCTAGGAGGATATATGGACGTAAAGGAGTACCTAAAGTTATCAGAAGAGTTCGACAAACAAAACTCTTTCTCATCACAGATTGAACTGACACACTTCGTGACAGTCTGGCTTAAGTCAAGATTACCAGAAACATACAAAGAGCTAGAATCAAGTTTTCAAGATAAGGAATCGCAGATCTATGCCCACAGAGAATGCCAATCTCACATCAACGACATTGACTTCTAAACAATTACTGCGAAAGGAATTAGAAGAGCAGATCAACGCTTTTTTAAAAGCAGGTAATACAATTAAACAGTGCGAGATACATGAATCGGCTTTTGAAAACCATTTCAGAGAATTCATGACTAGGAATGAAACTCGCATAAAAGAACACATGGAGAGAGAACGTGCCGAAACTGGATGTAGTGACACTTGACTTTGAGACCTACTACGACACAAAACTAAGCCTTACAAAGATGACCACAATGGACTATGTCAAGCACGACAAGTTCAAAGTGTGGGGCGTCGGCATAAAAGTAAACGACAACGACACCGAATGGTTCGGCGAAGACGAAACAGAAGACGCGTTGCATCAGATTGACTGGCCAAACGCACGTCTAGTGTGCCACAACACTCCTTTCGACGGTTATATACTCACGCAATACTACAGGCTCAAACCAGCCTACTACTGCGACACAGCGTCAATGGCACGGGGCGCTAACCCCGGACAGTCAGCACGGTTAAAGGACGTAGCAGAACGGTTATTTCCCAACGACCCGTCAATGCGTAAAGGCGACGAACTGATTAACGCCAAAGGTATATATGATTTGCCTCCCGATATAGAAGAGCAGATCGCTGGCTACTGTATTCAAGACGTAGATCTAACCTATGCCATCTACAATGCGTTCTTAGAAACAGCATACCCACAGTCTGAAATGGACCTAATCGATCTCACAGTACGCATGTTCTGTGAACCGTCACTTAAGATTGACCGTGAACGATTGACCTCGTACCACGAACAAGAGTTCAATAACGCAGAGCAACTAATAGCTGCATCTGGTTACGACCGTAAACAGCTGGCAAGTAATCCGCAGTTTGTCGAAATTGTAGAGAGCCTAGGCATAGTAGTTCCAACCAAACCAAGTCCATCTAATCCAAACAACAGCATACCTGCTCTTGGTAAGAATGACGCTGGCTTCAAACAGTTAGCTGCTATGTATCCAGAACACCAACACCTATGGGACGCTAGAATCGCGGTTAAGTCTAGGCTAACAGAGACGAGGTCTAAACGGTTCCTCGATGCAGCAGATGATAACGACTTTATACCAGCTCCGCTGCGTTATTACGCTGCACATACTGGCCGCTTTGGCGGTACAGATAAGCTTAACATGCAGAACTTGCCGCGAGGCGGTGAGCTGCGCCAATGTCTTATGGCACCGGAAGGGCATCTACTTTATGTCGCTGACTTGTCAAACATCGAAGCGCGCATGCTTGCATGGCTTGCGGGTGAAGACGAACTTGTACAACAGTTTCGCAACGGCGACGACATTTATAGCAACTTTGCATCAGTTATCTATGACAGGCCGATAAACAAAAAAGACGACCCAACAGAACGCTTTGTAGGTAAGACTGCTATCTTAGGTCTTGGCTATGGCATGGGCCACGAAAAGTTCCGAGCTACACTTAAGTCTGGGGCTATGGGCCCAGCTATGGAGTTCGACATAGACGAATCACAAAGCATCGTACGTAAGTACCGCAACACTTACTCCAAAATAAAATCGTTATGGACTAAGCTCGAAGACTTACTAATAATGTCTCTACACAAAGACAACTACGGACATAGGTACGGACCACTGACCGTTGACCACGAATCACTGATACTGCCAAATGGTATGGCATTACGATACCACGGTCTAAGAAGAACTGTTAAAGGACTCACTTTTAAGTCACGTAACAAAGATGAATACACATACGGAGGAAAAATAACCGAGAACGTTGTACAGGCACTCTCAAGAATTGTCATTACAGACAGTATGTTACGGCTATCTAAGTCTGTAGAAGGTGGGAAGGTTGCGTTAACGGTGCACGACGAGATTATTATTGTTGCCCCAGATACCAATCCTCATGCTACAATGCAGAAGATCATCGACGACATGTGTCAAGCGCCTGACTGGTGCTCAGACATTCCTTTGGATGCAGAAGGCGGATTTGACATTCGATACAGCAAGTAATGACGCGACTAGTACTTACAAGAAAACTGAACGAAACAGTCGTCTTGCATAGAGATAATAAGGTCATTGCGTCTTTAAAAATAACAAAAATAGATCGTAATCAAGTTCGTTTAACTTTTACTGCAGACAAAGAGATAAATATAGACCGCGAAGAGATCTTCAATATCGACAATACGCATTAGCAAAACTAATGTATTCTCTAGGAGGAGAGCCTATGAGGGTGACTTTTTTGGAGGCTACAAACGGCCTCAAACTTACAAAACAATATTCAGCTAAAAACGGCTTTACACCATATCCACATGTTAAAGCAGTAACATCTCACAAATACGAGCTACCCGTTTCAAAAAATGGTCTAGAGCAATTAGAAAAATTGCTAAGAAAGCATGGAGAAAACGGACACTGCTTACTTAAAGGTAACCTAAAACGAGACATTATTAACGAAAGCAGAGCGGGACTAACTGACCGCAACGCAACGTCTAACCTGCTTGTATTAGACATAGATGGCGTAGAGCTATCAAAGCAACTTGCTACCAAATCAAAGCTAACTTCTATAGACGTAGTTTACTTAGCTAACCAAATAATCGCAGAGCTCCCACAAGAGCTGCACAGCACAAGCTTCATTGCACAAGCGTCTTCAAGCTTAGGGCTCAAAGGCAACAAAACATCAATGCACATATTCATGCTGATGACTGTTGCGATGCCACCAAAAGCAATAAAGTTGTGGCTGCAAGATGTTAACTACGAATCAGATGTATTCTCTGAACAACTACAGCTGTCAGTAAACGGACAGTCGTTAAAGTATCCGCTAGACTCTTCTGTTGCAGATAACTCAAAAATTATATTTATATCACCGCCTTCGTTTGAAGCCCAAAGGCAAAACCCTTTTGCTACAGATGAAGACCGCGTTGTATTAGTAGAAAGAGAAAACGCATCGTTTGATCTAGCACCTCTTATGGGCAACATAAGCCCACAGAAGTGCTATGAAAAAAGCCAAGCAATCAAAGACAAACTGCGAGAACAAGCCGGATTCAAAAAGAAACCGACTAAGACTCGACTAACGTCTATAGACAATATGACAGAAGAAGTTCTGGTTAACCCAGACAAGATGTCCATATCTATTGCAGACACAAGCAGCTTTCCATACATACGTTGCAACATAAATGGTGGCGATAGCGGCGCTTACTACTTTAACATCGAACGCCCAACGTATATGTACAACTTCAAAGACGAGCCGATCTTTGAGATAGAAAAAGCAGACAAAGACTTCTACACATCTATATTCGATACGTTTGCAGATGAGCTAGAAAAAATAGGTAAAGCTGAGTTCCCAATTGTTATGCGCGATTTCGACTCAGATACGTTTTACGCTGGCATGTTCAACCCAAACCACAATCAGTTTTCTGACGACTACCCGCTTACCCCAATAGGTAAGCAGAACATAGAAGACTTCTTTATATCGCACGGTAAGTTAGCCCCAGACTTTATACCTGAAGCTAAGGTAAAGTTTATGCCAACGTCTAACGAGCCTGCTATTAACCTTGCAAAAACGCCATACGAGATAAACACATATAGAAAAACAACGTACGCTTTAAACCCGAAAACGCCCGCTAAGCCTTTAGAGTTTGGCACAGCAAAGACTATATCGCGTATCTGCCCGCTGTCTTACACCATAATGAAACACATGCTAGGTGATGGGCAAGAAGAGTTTGAACGCTTCATTAATTGGCTTGCGTACATATTCCAGACACGTAAAAAGACTGGCGTATCGTGGGTTCTGTCAGGTACACAAGGCACAGGTAAAGGCGTGTTTTACTCACGCATACTTCGTGGCCTATTCGGTACTCACCATGCGCCTATGCGTTACTTGCAAAGCATGGAAGAGCAGTTCAACTTGTACATGCGAGACGCGTTGTTCTTAGTAGTAGACGAGTTCCACATGGCATCATCGTCTAGCGGTGCAGGAAAGATGGCTGATAAGCTAAAGAACCAGATTACTGAACCTACAATTACAATCAGAGGCATGCGCAGTAACCAAATAGAAATTGATAACTACACAAACTTTATATTTCTTACCAACAGAGTAGACGCAGTAAACATTGAGAATGGAGACCGTCGATACAACATTGCTCCTAAGCAAGATAAAAAATTAATCGAAGCATACCCAGATATACCAGAACGACTAGATACTAACGAGCTTGAAGAAGAGCTATGGTCGTTAGCTGGGATATTACAAACGTTCAAGTACGATAAACGATTGGTAGAGACGCCGATAGATAACACCGCCAAAGAACAAATGCGCAATGTGTCTATGTCTGTCTTTGACGAGTTTTGCCAAGCATTAAAGCACGGCAAGCTATCTTCGTTTACAGACATACTAGACATAAACGTAGCAAGCATACTGCACAGCAACGAAATAGAAATCGCACAGCGCATTGTAAAAACTTGGATTGCCCAAGTAGATGACGAATACATGGTCGTACCTATGGAACATTTGCGAACCGTTTATCACGTACAGACTGAGCAAAACCCAAGGTTTTCACAGCGTGAGTTTTCTAAGCGCATGAACAGAAACGGATTAGCATCAGAACGAAAACGCCCTTATGGTGCTAGTAGAGATGCTAATCATATAAGCGGGCTTGTAGTAAATTGGACTTTAACTCAAGAAGAGTACGACTACTTAATAGCAACTTACTTTAAACCAGAAGACCATCGCCTTCTAAAAAGCGCATAAAACTAGCAAAGCATTGTTTTATTAGTTACACTAATAAAAACAACTGACTAGGATATCTAAGTGGTTAAGCTAACTCAGGATAAGAGACCAGACATAACCAAGCCTTTAGAAAAACCAGAGCAGCTCGGTGAACTAAAGGCTTGGTCTTACTCAGCGCTTAAAGTTTTTGAAGAATGCCCTTACAGGTCTTACATTCAAAAAGTAAAAAAGATTCAAGAACCGTCAAGTCCAGCAGCAGATCGCGGCACACAGATACACCAAGAAGCAGAAGACTACGTTAAAGGTGAGCTAGGTGAACTACCAGCTTCGCTAAGCAAATTTAAAAATGACTTTGAGCAGCTACGAGATTTATTCGCTGAAGCTAAAGTAGAACTAGAAGGTGAATGGGGCTTTGACCTTGAATGGAACCCTTGTGGTTGGATGGAAAAATCCACATGGGCACGTATCAAGCTAGATGCTCTCGTGCATGAAGACGAACAAAGTGCACGTGTAATTGACTACAAGACAGGTAAAAAGTTTGGCAATGAAATAGGCCACTCGCAGCAGTGCTTGTTATATGCAATTGCTACTTTCTTTAGATACCCACACATAGACTTTGTGCAGACCGAGCTATGGTATCTAGATAAAGGCGAGACAACTAAGAAATCCTTCACAAGAGAACAAGCGATGCAGTTCGCTCCGGGCTTTCACAGACGTGCAATTGCAATGACTACTTGCGAAGACTTTTCACCAACGCCAAGTAAAGACTCTTGCCGATGGTGTTCTTATGGAAAAGGCGACTACCCCGAATGTTCGTGGGGCGTCAACTAACAGCTCTCCGTACCAACCCCCACCCCTAGGTTGGTTACTCCCCTTCCCCGCCCCCTCCAGCGGGGTTTTTTTTTACCTAAAATAAGAGGCAACAATGGGAACTATACTACTGCGCTTACTCACTCTCATGGAAATTGTGTTATTCATAAAACACTTTAAGGAGCAATCTAAAAATAATGAAACAGATAAGCGTGTATCACTTAGTGAGGATGAAGCATGAAAAAATATAGAGTAGCGGTGGCATATGAGTCTGGATTTGTTGTCGAGGTAGAGACTCCCAATAGCCAATTAGCGAGAAATCTTGTCATGGAAATGATTGACGAGGATGGCATTCCAGAGGATGCAAAAGTGTTGCACAGAGATTATTTTATTACTGATGTAAAAGTGGATGATCTGACAACATGCAAATGATGTACAACAGAGATGGCACACTAATAGAGTACACCCTGAAGACAGATCCGCCAGAAGCGATGTATTGGACGACTTACCGATTGAAAAAAAGGGATATACAGATCATAACAAAGACTGACAAAGCTACAGCGGCACAAATACGACAGGAAATATTCGATGACATTATTAGCAGAGAACCAAACATTAAAACGACAAAGGACAAAGTACATAAAGAGCGTCAAAGTACCTCACAAGAAAATGCTAAAGGAAGGCAAAGCCAACGCAAAACTAGGCGACGTAATAACAATTAAGAAGTGGAAAGGATTAAAAATATACTCATTGACACTAGAAGAACGAGTGTCATGTCCAGATTACTGCGAACAATGGGATAATTGCTATGGTAACAACATGCCGTTTGGTCATAGGTTTGATCATACTCACCCAGATTTCTTACCGCTCTTACGAGAGCAACTTGTCGAACTACTAACTAAACACCCTGAAGGCATCGTCATACGTCTTCACGTACTCGGTGACTTCTTTGACATTGACTATTGCATTTTTTGGGTACAAATGCTCATAGAACACCCTAACCTCAAAGTGTTTGGCTATACGCATCACAGACTGTCTACTGAGATGGGTCAAGCTGTAGACTCTATCAACCGTATAGCGCCAGACCAATCAGCAATACGGTTTTCAGACGACCACACAACAGATTTTGCTGCGTATACAGAAAATACTGTAGGGACAGTATTCAAAGGTATCTATTGCCCAGAACAAACAGGTAAGACTGCAAGCTGCGCAACGTGCGGATATTGCTGGTCTTCAGATCAACCAGTAATTTTTCTTGAACATTAAATATAAGCTGTGCTAATATTATTTGTAATCAATGAGTGATCAAATATGCAAGAAGCATTCGAACATCAAAAGACAACTACAGACTTCATATTAAATAACGAACGAGTACTTGTAACATCTGACCCCGGCACTGGCAAAACGCGCAGTGTTATCGATGCATTTGTACGGCGCAGTAAAAGCAAAATGCTTGTGCTTGCCCCGCTATCTATCCTTGAAGCATCATGGGGAGACGACATAAAGAAGTTTGCTCCGCAGCTAACGTTTGCCGTTGCATACGCAAAGAACCGAGAAAAAGCATTCTTAGAAGACGTAGATATCGTCATCACTAACCACGATGCAGTTAAATGGTTAGTTAAGAACAGCAAGTATTTAGACCAATTCGATATGTTGTGCATCGATGAGTTCACAGCATTCAAGAACAAAGACAGCCAACGCAGTAAAGCTGCACTTAAAATTGCACAGCACTTTAAGTACCGCGTAGCAATGTCAGGTACCCCTAACAGCAACACTATCCTTGACATCTGGCACCCGACACTAATCATTGACGACGGTGAACGGTTAGGTCGCAGGTTCTACGGCTTCAGATCAGCTGTCTGTACATCACACTTCAATGGCTTTGCTAACGAATGGGTAGACAAAAGCGACGCTCAAGAGATTGTTGCTGCAGCGCTGCATGACATAAACATTCGCTACAAGCTAGAAGAGTGTATCGACATGCCAGAGCAGACTACACGTCAAATGTACGTGACTCTGCCAAAAACTATCCAAAGCCAATACATAGCGCTAGCTGAAGACTCAGTACTGTACACAGGTAAAACAACAATCAATGCTGTACACGCCGGTGCCAAAGTTAAAAAGCTACTGCAGCTGTGCACTGGCGCTGTGTACGACGAACACGGTGTAGCACAGGGCATACATTCAGAGCGATATGACTTAGTTATGCAACTTGTGCAAGAGCGGAAACACTCGCTAGTTGCATTCAACTGGAAGCACGAACGTGACCACATGACAGCGCTAGCTGACAAATTAGGTATATCGTACGGCGTTATAGATGGCAGCACACCAAGCCACAAACGCAAAGATATCGTTGACCGCATACAAGCTGGTCAGCTGCAAGTAGTGTTTGCACACCCGCAATCAGCAGGCCACGGTCTAACCATGACCAAAGCTACATCGATTATATGGTCGTCGCCAACGTACAACGCAGAGCATTACCAACAATTCAACCGACGTATCTACCGTGCCGGTCAAACACAACGCACTGAGATCATACAGATCGCAGCTAAAGATACGTGGGAAACAGATGTATATGAAAAACTAGACGGTAAACTTACACGAATGGAAGAACTATTAACAATTCTTAATGAGCTACACAAAAAAGGAAAGACTAATGGTTAATGAACAAACAACAATTAATGACTTAATTGCTTCTCGAGCAGCCATCAAAGATCAAATGGATGAGCTTAATCGAGAGTTAAAAAGCTTGCGTGAGACACAAGATAATATCGATGTCTTACTGCTCAAGAAGATGGATGCTGAAGGTTTGTCACGCACTGCGAACGACAAGGCTTCTGTATCGATCAATGAGGATATGGTACCTGAAGTTATTGACTGGGATCTGTTATACGATCACATCATAGCTACCAGAGACCTTAGCCTCTTGCACAGACGCGTCAGTTCAACTACATACAAGGAATTGCAGAAGCTTGGCGAAGCAGTCCCCGGTTTGCAGCCACGAACTGTACGTCGAATCAACTTTAGATCACTTTAATTTATTAATGAACAAGGAACAATGAACTATGAGTAGCACAGCGTTAGCAATCCCAGAAGACAAAGTACCAGCATACATCAAGAAAGCAGAAGGCGTAGGCCGTGGCAATGAGAACGTTGGCAACAACGTAACCATTCCCCGAGTCAAGCTGTTACAAAAAATGTCTGACGAAGTAGATAAGCATCATGCCAACTATGTTAAAGGCGCAGAGCCCGGCCACTTCCTCAACACCTTGACCGATCATAACTACGGTGAAGAACTGTATGCCATCAGCATTACGTTCAAACACGAGTTCACTGTTTGGCGCAAGCGTGATGCAGGCGGCGGTTTGTTGGGTTCTTTTAGCTCACAAGCAGAAGCACAAGATGCAATCAACGCGCAAGACAAGCCTCAAGACTATGACATCACCGAGACTCACACTCACGTGTTGCTGCTCAAAGATCCTGAGACAGGTAGCCTTGAACCCACCCCAGTAATCATGGACTTTGCCAGCTCCAAGCTACGTATCTCTCGTAACTGGAACTCGCAGATCGGCATGAAAGGTGGAGACCGATTCTCTGGTCTTTGGAAGATCAAGTCGGTAGCTGTAGAAAACCGCATGGGCAACGCGTTTATGAACGTAGACGTTGAGTTTGTCGGTTGGGCTCAAGAAGAAGATTACAAACTGGCCGAAGCGTTATATGAGCAGTACTCGTAATCTACTGAGTCGTGCATGAACGAGCACGGGTTTGTAAAATCCGTGCATCGTCATCTTCCTTCTGACGTATTCGTCTGGAAGATACACGACACGTTTGCTGGCGGGGTACCAGATGCATTTTATGCTGGCCCCGCTAGTATTCTATTTGTCGAATACAAGTACGTAAAGAAACTGCCAAGCAAAGATACAACTGCTATAAGGACATCGCTATCCGTGCAACAAGCACTCTGGTTAGATCGACTAGCAACTTACAACCAACGCGCTGCAGTAATAATCGGCTGCGAAGAATCTGCCATTGTCCTCGAGCAAAAAGAATGGAACAACTACCTTTTAAAATCTGATTACCAAAAGCGTGCCGTGTCTAGAAAAGAAGTAGCCGACTGGATAACGGGAGTTGTCTGTGGAAACTAGACTAGAGAACTTGCAACGTGAGTGGAAACTAAAAAAGCAACGCGATAAAGTCACACAGACAGAAGCAGCGGCTAAAATTGGGTGGACACAAAGCGCGTTTAGTCAGTACCTGAGTGGGACAACAGAGCTAAACCCGTCCGCTATCATAAAATTAGCTAAGTACCTCGACATACCGCCCTCTAAAATAGATCCAGAATTGTATAGCGATCTAACCTGCCCATTTTGCCAAAATAAGCTTTAAAATCTGCAGCACTAAGCCCTTGTTAACGCTCTACTTTTCACGTAGGAGCGCCTCTCTCAACCCCTAAAATTAACGCTTTTTAGGCGTGTAACCCTTGTTGGTTTTTGACTTAGGCATGCGAGCTTTCTTTGGTTTTTGGTTAATACAAGGTTGTCCTTTGTGCATATTAAGGCTCCGTTGGCCACTGAACTTGGTCAAGGCTGGTTACCCCTTCCAAGTTAGCAGGAATATCTCGCAACTGTTGGCGGTACGATGCCCACCAACCTTTAACAGTTGGGCTGAGAGGTGAGTCAGGCATTTGGGTCCAATCGGATTTAGCTAATCGTATATCACGCTCATTACGAAGTAGCTCCATAAAACGAGCAGAGTCAAAGTTCCACTGCATGTTTTCCCATGCATAGTACTCGCCCGGCCTAGCAGTTCGCGTTGACCACTGACCGTTGTCATAGACCCATGTATTTATTACTTGGACATCGTTAGAAGTGTACGGTATATGGATAGCTAATAAATCACCGTACATTTGACCATTGTAAAATGCAGAGTCAGTACTGGGAGAGATTATGCTTACCACCTCGCCGTTAGCATTTACCATTGCAACTTTAATCATTAAAACCTCGCAAGCATCTCTACTCTGGATGATGAGTTTGTAACTGGTGGTAACGAAAAATATATCGTTCCATACGGATCAACTAAAGAGCTGAGCTGATCGTTAGTAAAATCAAACTTAACTTTATAAGCAAGACCGCTAGTGTATGACGGGGCTTCAGGCGCAAAACCAAAAAACCCATACGCGTTCATGCATGCCCATGTGTTGTTTAGTAGCTCCCCGCCAACGTTAGGATACACACTAGCAAAAGTAGAGGAGGAAGGGGTAGTTACTCTAGACTGATAAACCCTGCTAGTGCCGTATTCAGAAGTAAATGCTAAATTGCCAGATGAGTTGTAGACATTTAATCCATATCCACTAGACGGGACAGTTAGTGTTTGCGACTTAGTAAGTATTATGTAGTCAATACTTTGCCCTGTACTACTAAAACTATCATAAAAGTAAAATCTAGGCGTAGCTCCACCAATACGATCAAGCAACATACTAAACTTGTAAACACCGCTAGGAGTAGAAGGCTTAGCAAAAATAATTATATCATCAGGCGTGCCAGAAGGAAGATTAGTAGGAGTTGCCCCAGCTCCGGGTGATTGAGTAGTTACAGTGCCAGAACCAAACACAGACACGTTGTCAAAAGGTTCTGCAACCTGCACAAAACCAGATGCGTTACTAACTGTCATACCATAACTCATACTCGAAATACCTGTATGCTGTAATACCTAGTCAAGTTATTTAAGTTTTGTACGTTTAAAACGCCGGTAGACCCATAAGTAAGTTTTACGTATGTAGCGTCGCCACCTTCAGAGTTAAACCCCCACGTACCGTCGTTAGTTAAGCCCGGCACGTCTATAGTAGTAGATTGATTAGCAGTAAGAGAGCCAAAGTGATAGCTAACATACCTGACAAGCCTATCCGTTAAAGTTACAACAAGTGTACCTGAAGAGTTGTATATTTCTAACCCATACGCACCGCTAAGAACGCCGTTAAGTGAAATATTAGTTGTGCCACCAACGGCACCGAATGGATTACTAACAACATTCCAATAAAAGCCAACGCCACCATCTACGGTAAAACCACTAACTATGGCACTACTCGATAGTGTTGTGCTCCCAACAGTGTACGAAGTGAAAACATCCCTGTAGCTTTGCCAGCTATCAGATGCGGATATAGTGGGATTATCTAAACGCAGATAAACACGGTTATTGGGTGATTCAGCCGCCCAGCGAGTACCATGTACTATATATTCTTTGCCGCCTACGCCAACAAAAACGCTTGATCCTATATCACCATAAAATAAAGTCGGGCCGCTATCGTAACCATAGTAAGTGTACCCGGTCGATGCCAAATAAGCAGAGCCTACCGTAATGGGAAAGACAACATTTGCCATCTTAAGCGCCTAGATTACCTAACTTGACGCGAAGCGTGCCGCTAGCGTCGTATACTTTTATAGCCCCATTGCTATCCATGTAAATAGAACTAGCGGTGCCATCTGTGTCAGATGATATAGTTAGTTTTTCAGCGTCTATAGAATCGGCCCCAATTCTTGTAGCGTCTATAAGACCAGCGGTTATTTTTTCAGCGTTGATGTTGAGTATCTTAGCATCGTCGATGGCAGCTTCACCGATCTTGGCATTTGTTATAGTACCATTAGCGACAAACGCGTCGCTTATATACACACCTGCCGGAACTTCTACGCCGTTTATTTCAGTAGCAGTAGCAATAACAGTAAACGGAATAACAGGATCGCCAGTATCAGTAGCGCCTTTTAGGATAGCAAAACGATCAGCGTTAACGATAAACTCGCTTACTATTTCGCCAGCATCGTTGGGTGCAGACGCAAGTCCATACCCAGCTACTGCGCCGTTATTGTCTATTTTAACTGTATACTTTGCGTTAAGGCCGTTTATTGATTCAGCTGCTGCTTCTACAGCCGCTGCATTGGCACCGACCACGGACGAAAGCGCACTTACTGCAGTCGATATTGCACTATTAGCTTCGGTTTTAGTGTAATAAGATTCCGTAAGCGTTGCAGAAGTTACATAATCTTCAAGGTCAGTAGTTGAAGCAAGGTCAAGAGTAGCGGCGGTTATAGCATCGTCTGTATCAGCAGAAGTATAATAATTACCAGTAAGCGTCGCGGTAGTTGCATAATTATCCAAATCTGCACTAGACGCCAGACCAAAAATCGCAGTAGCAATTGCTTCATCGGCAGTAGTTTTAGTATAGTAATTCTCTTCAAGACTGGCTGTAGTAGTGTAGTCTTGAAGGTCAGTAGTAGAAACCAAATTTAAAACTGCCGCCGCAATTGCGTCATCAGCCCCAGTTTTAGTATAGTAAGTTTCCTGTAAATCAGCTGTAGTAGTATAGCTATCAAAATCGCTAGCAGAAGCTAACCCTAAAACAGCAGCTGCAATTGCGTCATCAGCCCCAGTTTTAGTGTAGTAAGTTTCCTGTAAATCAGCTGTAGTAGTGTAATTGTCAAAGTCGCTAGCAGAAGCTAACCCTAGAACAGCAGCAGCAATTGCGTCATCTGCAGTAGTTTTAGTATAGTAGTTTTCTTGTAAGTCAGCCGTAGTAGTATAGTTGTCAAACTCAGTAGCGGCTGCTAACCCTAAAACAGCAGCTGCAATTGCGTCATCTGCAGTAGTTTTAGTGTAGTAATTTGTAGTTAAATCTGCGGTAGTAGTATAGTTACCTAACTCTGTATCTACGTATGTTTCAGAGGCTAACCCAAGCACGGCAGCAGCAATTGCTTCATCGGCTCCAGTTTTAGTGTAGTAGTTTGTAGTTAAATCTGCGGTAGTAGTATAGTTACCTAACTCTGTATCTACATACGATTCAGATGCTAACCCTAAAACAGCAGCTGCAATTGCTTCATCAGCCCCAGTTTTAGTGTAGTAATTTGTAGTTAAATTTGCGGTAGTAGTATAACTGCCTAATTCCGTGTCTACGTATGTTTCAGAGGCTAACCCAAGCACGGCAGCGGCAATTGCTTCATCGGCTCCAGTTTTAGTGTAGTAGTTTGTAGTTAAATTTGCGGTAGTAGTATAGTTACCTAATTCCGTGTCTACATACGTCTCAGACGCAAGCCCCAATACAGCAGCTGCAATTGCTTCATCTGCAGTAGTCTTAGTGTAGTAGTTTGTAGTTAAATCTGCGGTAGTAGTATAGTTACCTAATTCCGTGTCTACGTACGTTTCAGAAGCTAACCCTAAAACAGCGGCAGCAATTGCTTCGTCTGCAGTAGTCTTAGTGTAGTAGTTTGTAGTTAAATCTGCGGTAGTAGTATAGTTACCTAACTCTGTATCTACGTATGTTTCGGAGGCAAGTCCCAAAACTGCTGAAGCTATTGCTTCGTCTGCGGTAGTTTTAGTGTAGTAGTTTGCAGTTAAATCTGCGGTAGAAGTATAGTTACCTAATTCCGTGTCTACATATGTTTCGGAAGCTAAACCAGTAGTGGCCGATGCTATTGCTTGGTCGGCTTCAACCGCAGTGTAATACTCTTCAAACAGTGTAGCCCGCGTAGCTGGTAGCCCAGTATCAGGGTCGTTTATTTGAGATTGCAACCCATATAAAGCTAAGGCAGAAGCAGATGTAGAAGTAGCAGAAACATTATTTAGCTCTACAATGGCAGCAGCATTTTCACCTACAAATTCGCCTAAGCTAGTGTAATCACCAAGCAACTGCCAGTAATTAGTATCAGTGGGTAAATTACCAGTTGTTGGGGCTGTTGCACGGTACAACCCACCTTCGTAAGTTACCTGATCATCTATAGCGTAAGAAGTAGCATTATCATACTCAGTTACAGAAATTAGATCATTTATTTGGCTTTGTAGATTTTGACTAGCGGCAGCAACTTCTGCTGCCCTAGCTGCGGCTTCAGTTGAAACGGCTGTAGTTATTGCAGTATTCCTGTCAGAAACTTCCTGCGCTAAAGCCGCTATGCGATCACTAATTTCATCGCCTATAGCTGAGTTTAACTCAGACACCTCATTTGCAATAGTATCGCCAAGGTCAGATATAGCTTCTGTACGGTCATTAATTTCTTGCGTTATAGCGGCAATCCGAGCAGCAGTTTCTTGGGCTAATAAGTACCTAACCGAATTAACAACCGAAGCATCCCCATCTATAAGGTCTATTCTGCTAAGTAAATCTTGGGTTAATTCCGACTCAGATATAGACTCTGCAAGTATCTCTAACAGATACTCAACATCTAACGCTGTCTCAGCTAAAGTCCCAGCCGAAGAGTTAAAAGGACCGGGTATACCGTCCTCACTTACGAACCGTATCCAATAATAGTATGAACTAGACTCTCCAACTGGGTCTGAAAAGGCTATGCCGCTAGATACGCCAACTAGTTGAGCGTCGCCAATAATGTCAGCATCGTGACGCCACACCTCTGTTTGCCCGTGGTTTGTATAGTTTGGAGAGTCCCAAAATAAAAGAATTACCGAGTATGCTCCAGTAGCTGTAAAGCCGGTAGGGGCGGGTGGAACAGTGGTATTTATAGCTGGAGTAATTACAGACGGAGTAAAATCACTACCAGAAAGGTTGGGGTTAAAAGGTCTATCGGTTAAGTCTACCGCTAGCCCGCTATTTATTAACTCTCTTAGCGTAATTGCCCTATCACGCTGATCCCCACGGCGGCCTAATCGCACTTCTACAGCTTCTACTAAGTTCTCTAAATACCTACGAAGCTCCGGGGATATATCCCTAGGTAAGTTAGGTAAGCTAGGTACTTTTGTAGGGTATGTAGTTCGCTTAGTCGTCATAACTCTTGTATCTCTTGCATGCTTTGGGCAAGGCAAACTTCATCAATTGCAACAGAACCTGATACTTCAACTTCCCAAACCTGCGCTATAACAGGCGGTAACCTCATTATAGGTTCACGCAAAGTACCAGTAGACGCGCCAGACGGCACGGTAACTGTTTGTGTATATACACCGCTAGCCTCAGACAAAGAATAGTCGGCGACAAGAGTACCGTCAGCCCACACTTTGACAGCAATAGGGTAATCTTGGGCGTGCACAGACACCCAGCTCATGCTGAGCGGTCTCGGCGTAACAAACTGTTTTGACTTCCATGTAACCTGTTTAGCTTCAGCTCCACCTCTAAATTTTTGTACAGCGCCATCTAAAATCACGTACAGCTCACCATCTTTAGGGTTCATATAGCCGCCCCGAATAGTGCCAGAGTACTCTATAAATGAAAGCGCTGCAGCTTCGGCTCTAGGATCGTATACAAATCCGCCATCTTCCCAAAAAGCCACATAAGTATTTTCGTGCCTAAAAGCTTTGTAAGTAGTAGGGTTAAAATCAGCATTCCATTGTTTAACTGACACTAGGCCTTCAGTGACTACGCTCCCTTCTACTCCACTGACAGCGCACAGCCCATCAGGCCCTGCATACAGTATGTAGCTACCCATATCTACAACGCTATTAACATTTACGCAAGCTTGAGCTAACTCAACCTTAATAGGCGTCATTGCACTTGGATCTGTGCCCGTAACAAAATATGGGGCACCATTAGTAAGGCAGACAACCCCATTACCAGTCGCTCCAATAGCAACTATGTCTTCTTCTAGAGTAATTCTGTAGGATATTGGCCAAGCGTGGGGCAGGTAGGGTTCGCTAAGGCAAAAACGTTTACCTGTAAACCCAGCAAACACACCATTAGCAACGATAATTAACCCTTGCAGAGGGCCATCGGGATACAAAGAAGTGTTATCGTCAGGCGGACCTATCCACGTCTCGCTTGGCAACACTTCGCCTAAAGCAAAAGACGCAGAAGCGTCCTGATACGAAGTAGTTGTGAATGGGACTTCTGCAACGAACTGAAACGTAGTATTAGTAGATCCAGTGTTTGATCTGTATATACGTTTTAACGCGCCGGTCCCAAAGTTATAGTTGCCACTAGGGTGATCAGAAGACGGCATAGGCACAGTAACAGTTTCTGTGTCTGTCCTCTCTAATACATTACTAGCTGGGCTAGGCGGGCCCTCTTCACCGAAAGCAGTTACATACGTGTATACGTACGCTACGTCATCTGGCGTTTGATCTGGATCTGCATCCCCGGTCTTAGAGATAGTGGGGGCGTTTGGTGGCGCTGGAACGCCGAGCCTATAAGAATTAGCAGGGTAACCCGACGTCCCGCTAACTATCGTAGTAACGGTGCCCATTTTAGGGTACTCTTCGCCCGTCCAATACAGCCTATCTAGAGTATCCCCCGGTATCGGGCCGGGGACAGCTTTTACATTAGCTTCTGGCCATTCTAACCAGTTAGTATCCCTGTAATAATAAATAGAGCTTCTATTACTAGACTGCAGCGCAAAAACAGATAGATTAGACGTAATCGGGGTTAATCTACCGGACTCAAAATCTACGTTGACTGCGGTCTGTGCAAACTGTTCCGCTAAAAGCCTAGGCGACACACCCGGCGCTATACCACTGAACCTGTCAATTTTAAAGTAAGCCATACGGTCCTCACATTTTTACGATTTGCAAGTATAAACCGTAAAAACTCTACTTGTCTCGGGCCACGCCCCGAGTTTTTTCAAATGTACGATACGCACCAAGCCCCAACATCCCCATCAAAACAGGCATCATCTGGGATACATCAAGTGCGGGAATAACAACAGGGCTTCCATTGATCGTGAGAACAAAATTGCCGATAGGCACACAAATAAAATTGAAGCCGAGACCAACAGCACATATCCAGCCCACTGCGGGTCTCCATCCTGCCACGAACATCGAGGAACTAGCAGCTTCAGTACGATTAACTTCAATTTGGGACTTAGCAATTTCATGGGCCTGTCTTTCTGCTAACGTGGCTATCTCATGGGCGAGCCTAGCCTTTTCTGTAGGATCTGGGATTATCTTGTCAAGCAAGCCCATCACGGGGCCAATCAACGCCTCAATCATTTCAGCTCCCTAAAACCGCACTGGCTATCACAAAGATAGCGTACAAACCTATGAGTCCAAGACAGCCCGCAACAACAATACTTGCATATTGCCAGCGTTTATTGATCTTCTTAATTCTTTCGTTACGCTCTAAGAGTCTAGCCTTGCGTGCTTCTGCTTGAAACTTAACGAAGTCATCCCATAAGCCAGCTCTACCGTAATACTGCATCAACTCTCTGAGTTCGTCTTCGGCTTGTTTAATCTGCTCAAGTGCTGCAAACTCTTCAGCATCACTCGTAAAACTGTTCTTCTTTGCTTGCCGTAACTTAAGGTCTTCTTTGGCTGTAGTCATCTGACCGATAAAACTAAAACAGTCGGTCAAATCCTTTCCATTGGCTACAAACTCTTTTACTACCGAGTAAGCAGTATTAAACGCGGCAAGTTCCGCAATCACTTGTCCGCCTTGTGATCTTGCATGAGTTTAAGTATCTGACGGATATCCTGCCTCTGCTCCTCAACCATTTTCAAAATGTGCTTCTGATCTGAATTTAGAACGGCTGTGTCCTTCTGGATATCGGAGATTGAGGCTTGCATTGCAGTCTGACGTTCTTGTAACTGCTTGATTTGCAAATCTGCTGCTTCTTGACCATTGGCTAGAGTCGCATAAGCCACGCCACCAGCAAAAACAAGCGCGCAACTGGCGGTTAGTACCTCTGCGGAAATTACTTTATTCCAGTCAACGGCCATAGCATCATTTCTCGCTTAAAGGTTGCGTAGTAATGAATCTAAGTATAACTATACCACTAGCTATTGCACAGCCAATGATAGCTTGCACCCATGGGCTGGGTATGAATCCTACGAAGCCTTGAAGTACAGACAGCACAGCAATAGCTATACCATACTGTACTGTTTTGGATTTTAATGCTTGCTTTACCATTGGACGCTACCATAAAAATCAGTTATGGGTATTGTACTATATGCTCACTAATATACAATAGATGTCAGCCACGCAAGTGGTTACTTAATTTGAGCATACCTATACGGAGCGAACATGACTGAACAAGCTAGCAACGTCATTAATATCAATGGCGAAGAATATAACTACGATGATCTTTCTGACACCGTCAAATACTGCATTGCGCAGATCAATGACTTACGTACTCAGTTAGACGCAGCTAAAGCGCGTGTTGACCAGCTAAACATGGCACACGATGGTTTCTTGAACTTACTTAAGATCGAGATGG